AAGGTGCTGAACATGGTCCCGGAGGTCATCTCCCATTTCACCAAGAAAAAGGAAAAGCAGGAGGCCGTGAGAGAGGCGGCGCTCAAGGAAGCCAAGGAGGCTATGGCAGAAGAAGCAGAGACGGCGGCGATCGAAGCGAAGAGCAAGGAGTAGGGACTAGGGACAGGTGACTAGTGGCTAGGGACTAGGGACTAGGAGTTTCGAGGATTGGATGACTAAGAGACTAGAAGACATCAGACTCCCGTATCGCCATTTCGAGCGAAGTGAGAAATCTTTGTCATTCGCGGCTCAGTGGTCGATGTGTGGAAACCCCAAATGGGAAGCCTGTCATCAAGAGACCTTCGGCCATCGCCACTATTTGTACGCCGCGGAGCTTCTGCTTTTTATGCGCCGTACTACTCCCGTAGGACCTGTAGAACCTGCGCCCCTTCTTTTGCAAACAATCAAAGGGCAGCACGTCCCGCGGGCTAACCCTGAACCCTGAACCCTGAACCAGACAACCAAAAAGCGAGAGCCACGTTTGTTCGACAAACGTGGCTCTCGCTTTTTTATCAGCTTTTTGCTTTCGATAAAGTCGTATCGATTTTATTTTCCGGCTTTTGAGAGATCTGGACGATCTCGCTCCGTATGGATTCCATCTCCTCATTGTTTTCCGGGGCGAGTGCCTTCAGTGTGACGGTACTCTTGTCCGCATTCGTGAAAGGGGTATCAATGGATCTGGAGACCGCGCTGTAGGAGAGAGCCAGCTCCTTGCCGCCGTTTTTCGGCGTGATGACCAGACGGCCGCCATCGATGCGGCCGGTGCCGGTGAGGCTGCCCGGTACTTCACGGCTGCCCTGCTGGACCTTATGGTCTACGGTGATGGTCTTGTCGTCATTCTGGGTGAAGGTGACGGTCTCAAGATTTCGTATGTGATCTCCGGACCAGTTCACGCCGGCGTCCTGCACGCCCCACCATGTCCCCTGCCATGGTCCGCCATTGGCAAAGTGGAAATAGGCAAATGTACCGCCGCCAATGATCAGCACGATCGCGATCAGGATCATGACCACGTATTTCTTCATTCCTGCGCTCCCCCGTTCTCTTACGTCTAAATATTTTCTATTATACTATAGGCGAATGGGAAATAGCTAGAGGGGACGGGGAAACGTATCGGAAGGCATGGGTAGGCCGGCGGGCAGAAGATACGGACGGGGCCTGTCATCTTCCCCGCACCCCTTTCCACACTCCATACACATCTGCGATCGCCCAGCCGATAGGGATGGAGAGCCAGATGCCAGTGACGCCGAAGAGGGGGAGGGCGGAGAGGGCATAGGCAAGAATGACGCGGCTTCCGAGGGAGAGGATGGTCAGGATGATGCTCATACCGGGCTCTTTGATGGCGCGATAGTAGGCATACAGCATGGAGAGGATACCGATGCCGATGTAGCAGGCCCCTTCGATACGGAGGTAGCCTGCGCCGATCGCGATGGTTTCTGTCGCGGTTTCGGGGACGAAGAAGGCCATCAGCTCGGGGGCGAAGGCATAGATGATGACGCTCGTGAGGAGAGCGAAAGAGACGACCATCTTCGCCGAGGCGATGACGCACTCTCTGATGCGCTTTTGATCTCCGGCGCCATAGTTCTGCGCGATGGCGGTCGAGAAGGCATTCCCGAAGTCCATGAGGGGGGAGTAGGCCAGGGTGTCGATCTTGACGCCGGCAGCGAAGGCGGCCATGACGATGGTGCCGAAGCTGTTCACAAGGCCCTGCACGAGAAGGATACCGAAATTCATGATGGACTGCTGGAGGCTGGTCAGAAGCGAGAGACGGGAGATGTCGCGGAAGATGGATGGGTTCCAGCGGCGGTATTTCTTTTCTACCAGAAGATCTTTTCGATAGAAAAGGCAGTAGCAAAGGATGCCGAGACCGGAAGCGTACTCAGCGATGACGGTCGCCTCGGCCGCGCCGGCGACGCCTCGCTGGAAGACCAGGATAAAGAGAAGGTCGAGCGCGATATTCAGAAGGGCGGAGACGATGAGGAAGACGAGCGGGATGAGTGAGTTTCCCACGGCGCGCAGGAGGGCGGCAAAGTAGTTGTAGAGGAAGACGGCGATGATGCCGGAGAAGATCCATAGGAGATAGTCACGGAAGTAGGAAGCGACGTCTGCGGGGATCTGCATGAAGCGGATGATCTCTTCCAGAAATATATAGGAGATGGCATTCAGGAAGAGCGAGAGCGCGCCGATGGAAAGAAAGGAAATATAAATGGACTGCTTCATGCGTGCGGTGTTCTTCTGTCCGTGGCAGATGGAGAAGTAGACGCCGCTCCCCATCGTGAGGCCGATCAGGATGGAGGTGATGAAGATCATGAGCGTGTAGGCGCTCCCGACAGCGGCGAGAGGTGCTTCGCCGAGGAATCGTCCGACAATAAGCGTATCGACGACATTGTAGAGCTGCTGAAAGATATTGCCGGCCATGAGGGGCAGAGAAAAAAGCAGTATCTTTTTCGAGATGCTGCCTTGGGTAAAATCGAGATCTTTTGTCATGAAGGCTCCTTAGGATAGGGTTCAGGGTTAGCCCGGGGCGTGGCGCCCATGGATTGCGGATGAAAGCCTCTCTTGAATGAGAAATTAGAAATGAGAAATGAGAAATGGTGGTGCGGCGCAAAAAAATCAGAAGCGCCGCGGAGATTTGAAATGAGCGATTTTCTCATATCGTAAACCTAATTCCTAGTCACCAGTCACCAGTCACTAGCCACTCATCCCTGTTTTCAAACTTTTTGAAATAGATGATACATGCATTGCCCCTATTATGGAGCGTGCCGCGATGAAATGCAAGAGGAAGAGTGCAGGATATCGTTGACTGTTATGCGCCGCACCTTCCCCTTTGAACCTATAGAACCCGATGAACCTTTTCCGGTCGTAATTAAGGGACGGCACGCTCCATGGGCGAACCCCGAACCTTTTCTCTATGTTATAATAAGGACGATATTATGCCATACGGTATTTAGATGTATATACGTACCACAATTACATTCTATAGGGGCATCTATGGTATTTATTGCTGATTGTCTTTCATCGTAGTATCCGATAGTAGCATACTACAAATCATTTCACTAGCTTCTTTATCTTGCTGCGGAAGGGCGTGTGTGTACCTGTTTAACGTGATGGATACAGATGCGTGACCTAGGCGAGTAGAGACGGTCTTGATGTTCACACCTGCCATGATAAGAAGGGTGGCATGGGTGTGTCTTAGATCGTGGAAGTGAAGTGGTTTGTCTATGTTACTTACTTTCTTTAGCGCGTTAAAGTAGTACTGTATATCACTATTAGCAATTAAAGTCTCATTCTTAGTGTGAAAGACAAAACAGTTTTCATCTTTATGGGGAAGAGCCTGTAGTATCTCAATGAGTGATGTAGACACATGTATTCTCCTTACAGAGGCACGTGTCTTAGGCGTTGTGAGACTAGCCCCTTTCCCTGCACTGTCTTCTACACTGGCTTTTATATAGATGGTGTCTTTACCCAGTGCTTTGTACTGTAAGGCACGCAGCTCTCCTTTTCTCATTCCTGTCTCTAAGGCAGTACGTATCAGAGGGTAGAACCATATGGGAGCTTTCATCTCCTTAGCTTTTAATAGAACATTCGTACTCTCTTCTTTCGTTAAGACATGCATTTCTGTCACAGTGTGATCTACCTGTGCCTTGATGCGCATACTGTCTTCTACAGGGTTCTCTATAATGAGTTTTTCTTTTCTTGCCCCTTCAAAGACACTTTTCAATAGAGCATGCCTTCCTCGTACAGTGGCAGGGGAGAGTGTCTGTAGCAACGTCAGGAGCAGCGTATTAACGTCTGTAACTGTTATGTCTTTCATGGCTTTGTTGCCAAAGTCAAGACACTGCATATTGCTCTCATAGTTCCTGTATGTCTGTGGTTTTAGTGTTGTCTTTTTCATCATTAACCAGCGTTCACTGTACTGATTGAATGTAAGTGGAGCTGCTAACGGATTGATCTTCCCTGCATTTACTTTGTACTGATACTCGGTGATCTTCGCTTGTACTTCTTTCCTTGTCTTCCCAGTAAATGTTTTGGTGAGACGTTTGTTCTTCTTTGTAATTGGATCTAGTTGATATCCAATGGTGATGATGCCTTTGAATTTTCCATCTCCGTATGGTGTGATACTTCCTTGCCCTCTCGGTGCTCTTTGTCTCATAATAGTGTTCCTCCTTCTTAAAACAAAAAATTGTAAAAATTGTGAAAGGGTATTCATTTGAATTGCCGCCGCTGTTTTCCCCCGTACCCTCCAGGCACTCGCCGTTATCGCCGGGGAGCAGCGGAATGTATTAGTATAATATTATTATACTTAAACGTGACAGGCGGGGCAAGCCGTGTTTGCCTATATATGTACTTGAAAAATTTAATCTCTTACTACTACCGTGCTACAAGCGCCCCATGCCTATACCATACGGGGGTATGGTATCATATGCGAACAAAATTTCTTCACAAAGAATTTCAAGTTTGGGGTTGATTTTGGATACACGTCGTGATACAATATGGACAGTCAAGGATGACACGGACGGAACGCTGCAAGGCACACCGCCCCGATCCTGAAAATGCTATCTGTAGAACATGTACAGATAGCGTGGTGGAAGATCTCAGAACACCGCACATTGAGAACGCGACTGGTAACAGATTCACGACTGAATGGTAAGTCGACAGAGAGAACTGGAAGAAAAAATCTTCTTGACAATGGATACACAACGTGCTACAATATGCACAATGAACGACCTTGACGGTGGATAGGTAAGCCGTTAGCCCGTGAACAAGGCTATAAATAACGAACAGGCGGTTAGTAGTAACCGACCGGGAAGGGGCATGGGATGCATCAGCCGACTAAAACGACCCTTGAGTCTCTAGCCTACAGACTTATAAATAGAAGGCACGGATGACGTCACGGGATACGGGGGATACCTCTCATATCGTGACAACGGCGGCGGCGTCCACTGTTCTTTGAGATACGTCATCGCGAAAAGACAAGAAGGACGTGCTGACGGGATGAATAGCTGAAAAATGCGACGGGTGAAATTACTGGACGTGTCTAGTATAAATTCACACCCTATGAAAAAAAGAAAGTCATCGGGAAAAGCGGTGGCAACGTCACCATGAGAATACACATGGCAAAGTCTTGTGAGTACCTGGCGATATACTGTCGGGCGGAGTAGTGGACAGTCTATTTGAGTGCTGAAAATACTTGTCTAGCAAGGTATCTTGTGATGACACGGAAGATAGGTGCAAGGATGATAGGTGGTGTAGGTGAAACGTAGGGAAAGCAAGCATGTATTCAGTCTCTAAACCATTGTACTGAACAGTGGTATTCCAACCATCAAGAGATGGTGGCTTAAATTTTTTTTGGTAAGCATGGCTACACAATAGGATACATGCTAGAGAGGAAGAAAAATCATGGAAAGAAAAGAAATCATTTCATATGGCATGAACACGTGGACTAAAAAGCATGGGCTGATTATGTTTGATGAATTTGCAATTGGCAAGATTAAAGAAAGCATTTCAAATTTTGTAGCAATGCAAGAAGGTTATGAACATGGTACATGGGAATGTATCAGCATCAAAATTCTTGAAAAATTCAGTAGTTACGATTCCCCTGACATTGCACAAGGTGCCGTGTGCCTTTATGCAGGACGCACACTCAAGGTACGTTGTGACTATGCGGGGGATCTTGTAGCGTTATCCTTTGCTGATAATACACACATTGATCACCTGGATGTCGCTTATGAATTGAGACTGGGGCTTGTGAAGAAAAGCAAGTAAAAAGTCGAAACTAGGCACACAAGAGAGGGTGTGTCTAGTCAACGTGAGATAGCTGCCCACGTTCTGATGAGACAAGCTATAGGATTAAAAAGAAAGGAAGGAATTATTATGAAAGTATTTGATGAAATGGATTTTAATGACATTCTTCGCACGGCATGGAGTGGTGCTGTAGATACGGCAGAACGTATTGAAAGAGAGGGTAAAGGGGATGAATTTTGTGACATGCTTGAAGAACTCTATCCCGATGGAATTGACAGAACGGCACTGAACGATATCATGTGGTTCGATTCAGACTGGATTTTTGAGACGTTAGGTATTTCAGAAGAAGAGGAAGAAGAAAGAGAGGAAGACTAGAATGCTGAGATGGTTCAATATTGAGAAAACAAGACACACAACAAAAAATTACACGGTATGGAAAGACACATGCCCTTATAATAACAAGGAAGAATATGAAATGTATTCTTATAAGACATTGATTATCAAGGGCACACTGGATCGTCTTGAAATTACAGGACTGTATAGCATGACTACTCGCAGACACATTAGATGGTTTGTCGATGAACATGTGAAAGCAATGGCAAACATTCCCTTTGAACTTGTCAAGATGGTGGTAGCCAATAAGAACTATCGCCTTGACTTGATTCATGCTTGTGTATGGGATATCACAACAGGGGAAATCATCGCAGAAGGATATTAAGAAAGCGTGTGTCTTAAATTTTTTGGTACGTGCGGATGTACAAAAGGATACATTCGCACAGAAAGGATGGTTAATCATGAGAGAAGTAGTACAGAAAGTTTACAAGTTCAATGAACTGGAAAAGAAAGTGCAGGAAAAAGTGCTTGAACGTGAACGGTACGCATATGTAGACGGAATGAATTGGTGGGCATATATGATTGAAGATTTTGGAAACATTATGTATGCTGACCACCTCTTCTGTGTAGATGAAGACAGTGTGTCTTTTGACCTGTATTCGCAGGGCGCAGGTGCAGGATTTACAGGGGAATTTGAGACAGCACAAGCAGCAATAAATGTTGCCCTTGCCTTTGATCTGAAAGGGGATGTAAATAAGGCAAGTATCCTTGATGAAATCAGAGAGTATGGAGAAGTTAGGGTGTCTAAGCTCTCATATAGCAATACTAGCCCACGCAACTGGAATACCTATATTGAACTGCTGATTGATGGTGTGCCAATGAAAGAAGAAGAAAAGTATGCACCTTTCGTCAAGGCACTGGAAGAATGGAAGGATGAAGAATGTTCCAGATTATATACGGCACTTGAAGAAGAATACGATCATCTCACAAGTGATGAATACATCATAGAACAGCTTATGAACGAAGATGCAGACTATGAATTTTATGCTGATGGTACGGAGTATTAAGGGGGTAACTATCATGATGGAACTGAATTGCGAACTGAATAATGGCGTGAAAGTAAAAACGTATACAACAATGGGGGCAAGATACCTCTCTGTATATATGCCGCAAGAAAATGATAGAACGGCTTTCTACACACTCTCTATTGATGAATGGGATGCAAACAAGATTATCAAGTTATTAAATAAGATGATGTATCTCACTGCACAAGTCATAGAAGCAGCATTTGTCTATGATGACTTTACTGAAGAGGGAATTTGGGAATCACTTACCTTAGCAAAGGCAGGGCAGAGCGGATGGGTACAGAGAGGAAGAAATGAATGCTATGAATATATCAAAAATCCTGCGGAGTTAGCAGATTTCCTTATTAAAGAAGGTGCATTCAAAGATGTACCGCCTATGTTCCTTGATTGTATTGACAACGAAGAATTAGGAAATAAGCTGATGGATGGAGACACCCTGTACTTGCTCGAGACAGGTGCAGATGGGTTTACTGAACATATTCATAAGTATGAAAGTGGGTGCTACTGGGATTGCTATAGTCGAATTTTGTACAAAATTGACTAGCAATTTTAATTGTGGCACATAGAGAGGGAGAGAACATTTTTCGTTCTCTCTTTTTCTTATGTTTTTTTTTCAGAGAAAGGAAAATATCATGGACTATGAAAACATCACTCTCAAGGATGAACTTGAACTGGAAAGGCGTGCAAAGACACGTGCAGAAGAAGCAGCACAGCGTGTCTTACAGAACAGCTGTAGCAATGGAAGAGCTACAGAGACACAAGTCGGAAAAGGCATGATGGACTATGCATATGATAAGTTTATTAAAAGCATTCGTGAGTTTGTAACATATGAATTGCAGCCAAAATGTGGTGTACAAGCAGCTTATCATAACATGTTGGAACAGTTAGCACAGATCTATGATGATAAGACACACCTTTATGCCGTTCTTGCTCTGAGTACAATGGCATGCACAATGGACTATGTTTTTATCAGAAAGAATGAACTCAGCACCATCGCTAAACGTATTGGGGAAAGCATTGAAGATGATGCTAATCTTGTAGCCTTTGAAAATTCTAACCCTGAAAATCTGAAAGAATTAAATACAGGATTAAAGAAGCGTGTAGGTGAACATTTCAAGAAGTATTACATTCAGCACAAAGCAATGACAGAAGCAGGATTTAACTGGATTGAATGGAATACCGCCGCCAAAATAAAATTAGGGGGCAAATTGATTGAATGCCTTGTGTCTTCCACCACCTTATTTGAAATTGTGCATATCAATCATGGCACTGGAAGAACAAGCATGGATAAACTTAACCCTAGCCAGCTTTTTATTGATTTATGGAATATCAATGAAGTAGCGTTATTGCAGAATACTTGTAGGGCAATTCCTACGATTATTCCCCCTAAAGAATGGACAAGCTACACGAATGGTGGTTACTATGGAGAATTAAGGACATCATATCCTTTGATGAGACTGCATAAGAATAAAACTATCTTCTTTACGCAGTATTTGGAAAAGCTGAAACAGACAGATTTAACTAGTGTCTTACGTGCAGTCAATGCCGTGCAGTCTACACCATGGAAAATCAATACTAGAGTGCTGAAAGTAGTAGAAGAAATCGTCAAGAATGGTGGGGATCTTGCAGGTATTCCAAAGTTTCAGCCCTATGACAAGCTCCCTAGATTAGAAGGAGATTATACAGAAGAAGAATTGAAAGAACATAAGAAGCTCGCAGTTGAACTGATTCATCGTGAAAATGCACGAAAGGGAAGGGCACTTAGATGTTTATCTATGCTTGCAATCGCTAAAGAATACGCTCCCTACAAGAGAATATTCTTTCCTTGCAACATGGACTTTCGAGGACGTGTTTATCCCATTCCTGCATTTTCTTTTCAGGGTGATGATTTGACAAAAGGGCTACTTTTACTTGCAGACACCCCTGCTGCTACTGACGAAAAGGCTGAATACTGGATGCGTGTTGCAGGCTGCGAATTTTACGGCAATGACAAAGTGTCTTTTGACGATCAGATTCAGTGGACGAAAGACAACGAAGCAGCTATCTTGTCAGTAGCGAATGACCCATTAGGGAAAGACAAAGGTTTTTGGGCTAATTCAGATTGCCCTGTAGAATTTCTTGGATGGTGCTTTGAATACAAGGACATGTTGTCTTACAAAGACAAGCACAATGGCTCTGTCATCGGGTGGACTTGTGGTGTACCTGTAGCATTTGATGGGACTTGCTCTGGATTACAGCATTTTTCAGCAGCTCTTAGGGATGAAATTGGTGGACGATCCGTAAATCTGATTCCTGGTGATAAACCTAGGGATATATACGGTGAAGTAGCTGAAAAAGTGAACGTCATGTTGCGAGAAAACGCTAAAAGCGGTACTTCTGATGCATGGATGACCAACAAATTTGGTGAGAAAACGATGAAATGGGGTACAAGAACTCTTGCACAGCAGTGGCTCGCATATGGCGTAAATCGAAAAGTCACGAAAAGATGCGTGATGACCCTTGCATACGGTGCCAAACAGTTTGGATTCAAAGAGCAGATTTTAGAAGATACTCTAAATGATGTATACGGAACTGACAAGGGAAGCATGTTTACGGCAAGTAAAAACTCTTTAGCTCTTTATATGGCTAAACTGATTTGGCAAGCAGCTTCTCAGACTGTTGTCAAGGCGTTCATTGGAATGAAGTGGTTACAAGACATTTCCACTATTGTATGCAAGACAGGGGATGTCGTTACATGGAATACACCAATGGGACTTCCTATTCAGCAGAACTATATGGAGACACACGTCAAGAAGGTCAAAATGAGATTCTTAAATCTCACTAAAAACTTCTATGTGCCGGAAGAGACAGGGAATGTTGCCAAAAAGAAACAGACACAAGGAATTGCACCAAACTTTATTCACTCCATGGATGCGGCACATCTACAGTTGTCTATCAACATGTGTCTTGACAAAGGGATTCACCATTTCAGCATGATCCATGATTCCTATGCTACATCCCCTGCACAGGCAGACACACTCTTTCACACTGTCAGAGAAGCATTTGTGAAAATGTATGAAGAGAATGATGTACTTCAGAATTTCTATGAAGACATGAAAACAGCAGTAGGAACACAGGATAAACCACTGCCATGCCCCCCATCCGAAGGAAAATTAGACATCAGACAAGTGCTTGATAGTCTTTATGTTTTCCATTAAGGATACACAAAGCCCTACATCTTGACACATGTAGGGCTTTGTGATATTCTGTAGACAGTCAAAGGAGGGTATAAATATGACTACAGAACAGCAGCAGCAACAGAGCAAAGATGTATCGTTAAGAATCAGGATCAATGGAGCAGAAAAGGATGCTTTTTATACTATATGCACCAATATGGGTATGACCCCATCTAAAGTGGTGCGTAAACTCATTGAAGAGTTTTGCATAAAGAATGAAAAGACTAAGAATCTTTTGTAAGGAAAGGAAGGAGAGCAGGAAAAAGAATGGAAGACGACTCATTTAAGGATGCACAGTTTAGGCTCAGAATATCATTAGAAGAAAAAGAAAGATTTTATTCTACTTGTGCTAGAAAAGGTGTAAAACCTTCACAAACAATTCGTGACTTGATTCATGCCTTTTGCATCAAGAACAAAGACAAATTGAACAAAATGTAATTGTGGTATGCTATGGAGAAGAGGAGGAATACTTTAAGTATTCTCTTAGATTCCTAGTGATGAAACTTAAATTGATAATTGTTAATAGTTCCCATATAAATAATACCTATAGAATATTCTATAGATATTACTTATATGGGATTTTTTTTTATTGTTTTTAATGATTATTATTAAAAATCATCCTTATATGGTTCCTGATTTTAATTGTGACATGCTATGGAGAATACACCATTTCTGTTTGTCTTCTCAAATCAAGGTTGTGTCTATCAACAAAAGGAGGGGGTGTCTATTGAGAGTTGTAATTTCAAATGAACTTGAGTGGAAGAAATACACTAATCAAGTCAGAAATAAAACATGCTTATGGAAATGCTGGGAATGTGGGAAGCTGTTTCATCCGTACAAAGGATTTGAATCAACTTCCCATTTTTGTTGTGTTGATTGTTCAAACAAATACTGGGACAGAGAGCAAGAACAGGGAATAAGACACTGTAGGTATTGCAGTAGAACTTATAAACCGAGTGTGTCTACATACGGGAATGTATATAAGCTCTGTTGCGCTGACTGCACTGCTATTGTGACGAAGATCAATTACAAATTAGTTGATTGGAAAAAGGAGAAATTCAAAAATGGAAGATTCTACAAAAAGAAGGTAAGAGAAATCAAGATATGACAGACAGACGTATTATTTTGGACTTATGTGGAGGAACTGGATCATGGTCTAAACCGTATCAAGAAGCAGGGTATGATGTACGTATTATCACTTTGCCAGACTACGATGTAAGAACATATGTCCCACCTGATAGTGTTTATGGGATCCTTGCTGCACCACCATGCACAGAATTTTCACTATTAAATTGTAAAGCTGAACCACGAAAACGTGATGAAGCAGCAGGAATGGAAATTGTAAACGCTTGCTTGCAAATCATCAATCAGTGCAATCCGCATTTTTGGGCGTTGGAAAATCCACGAGGGCATTTGAGGAAATATCTTGGTATGCCAAAGTTGAATTTCCAGCCGTGGTTTTATGGTGATCCGTGGACGAAAGCAACGGATATTTGGGGGAATTTCAATATTCCAAAAAGGAAATTTGAAAACTGGGCTGATGTTCCAAAGATTGATTTATACACTAGACGGAACAGGAGTAAGCCTAATTTTGCATATTTACACAAAAGTGCGTGGAACAAAATTCCGCAACTTCAATTTCATAAGCCGGAAACGGATGCAGAATTTAGGGCAATGACACCCCCTGGATTTGCAAAAGCATTTTTGAAGTAAATAGATGAAAGGAGTTAATAGGAGATGACTGTATCTAAATTCAACAAAGGTGATAGAGTATATTCTCATTATTTTGGAATCGGAATTGTAGGCGAAGTAGACTTGGATTCAAAACCTCTTATGCCGATATGCGTAAGGTGGAGTGAAAATGCTAAATACCCTGGGCTTTATGATTATTTTTCTGTAAAGGGGCAATATTATTATGATCGTGACGATGAAGAAAAAGCTATTACATTATTAGAAGGAGAGCCGATAGTTGAAGAGGACAAGATTAAAATGGATGCTATCAATCCCTCTCACTATCAAGTTGAAGGGATCCCCGAAGCGATTGAGATCATGCAGGGGCTGATGACTAAGGAGCAGCTGGAAGGTTTTTTGTGGGGAAATATAATTAAGTACGCTTACCGTTATGGTCGTAAAGGTGACAAAGCAGAAACTGCCGGAAAGATCGCATGGTATGCTACTCAGCTGAAAGAATTAGAGGAGGAGAAACGCAAATGACCATCAAAGAACTCATTGAGTGGGCAAAAAAGCACGATTGCTTAGATTGTGAGGTATGCGTACAGTACAGGGATGAGGGTGGCTTGTATCGGGGAATGGACTATTATATTGAGCCAGTCCTGAGAGTTGATGGTTCTAAAAAGAGAGTTGTGTTGTAAGAAAGAAGGAGAACGCAAATGAAACTTAAAGACTTCTTAAAGTACATTCCAGACAACTGTGAAGTGGGGATTCTCTCATTGTCTAGAACTATTTATATATCTTACGGTCTTATGGATGAAGCTATTGATAGGATGGCATACAAATACAAACTTGTTAGAGATCAGATTCTGAACATGGATGTAGCACATGTATATGCTGGTGTCTGTGTTGAATCTTACAATACAGAGTATCTGTCAAATTCTGCCTATCCGATTGACCTGTTTCCTAAACTCATCATTGAACTTGAATAAAGGAGGAAGAACTATGAAAATTACAAATCTTCAGGTTTACGATATGAACAATGCCATTCGTGCTTCTGGCTATCCGATGAAAGCATACCTTGACTTTGACGCTCAGCACCGTTACATTGACGATCTTGATTGGAAGCGAGCTGTTTCATTAGCAAGCAGAGAAAGCAGTGAAGGACACGATAATTTCCTTAGCGGAATTATCGTGTCTTTTGATTTGACCTGCACGATTAAGATGTGGACGGAGTTTGAACGTTATCACTTTGCACAGATTGTGTCTAGTCAATCCACTATGCACAGGCTGTCTAAGATGCAGCTTGATACGGCGTTTACCCCCTATACTGATCCGCAGATTATCAAGAGACTGGAAGAATTGCAGAAGCAGTTTAGAGAGGGGCAGAGGGAATCTTCATTTTTGCAGTTGATTTATTCCTGCCCTGTCGGTCTTGAATTGACTGCAAGGGTTACTACTAACTATAGACAGCTTAAAACGATCCTTAAACAGAGACACAATCACAAGTTGCCTGAGTGGAGAGCCTTCTGTAATGAGATCATGGCACAGTGCCCTAACGCCAAGTCATTTTTAATTGGGGCAAGCTATGGAGAAAGGAGCGTCTGATTATGACAGAGACAAAAGAAAAGAAAGTTGTAACAAAGAAACCTAGAGTACCACGCATTCCCCATCTTGAAGTGGGGAAGGAAGTAGTTGTAGAACTTGTAAACGGTGCATTCATATTCAAAGCAACACAGACAATGACGATTGATGCAAATGCTTACGTTCATTTTGGCAGAGTGAGAATCCCTGCTGGGTACGCTCTTATGCTGAATGGAACAAGACTGATGGAAAAGAAGTTGTTGATTGTCTCTCCTACATCCGTGGTAGGGGCAGCACAGCTAGGTGTCTTCTGTACAAATACTTCCCCAGAGCTTCGTAGAATTTATGCAGGTGAAGCAGTCGCTATGGGAGTACTTATTAAAATTTCTGATAATGCTGTTGTAAATAAATTTGATTAAGGAGAAAAATTATGGCTAACGTAAAAAGACAGTATGTGAATGGTGTTACACCGAAAGGAGAAGCACGTTATGCTTTCCTGCGTAAAGTAGAAACGTATGAAGGACAGGAGCTTGGTTACTCTATCCAGATTACATTTGATGCAAAGACAACGAAAGAGTTCAAAGCATATCTGGAACAGGAATTTGAAAAAGCGAAAGAATCTTATGAACTGAAACCAGGTAAGAAATGGAGTGCTGAACCCTCTCTTGGTATTCATGAACTGACTGATGGGACTATCACGTTTAAGTTCAAGGCAAAGAAGACTTACCATACAAAAGCAGGGGAAGAAATGACTAGAACTATTCCAGTGGTCGATGCAAAGGGACATCCGATCAAAGCATCCAATCTGGGCAACGGCTCTATTATCCGTGTTGCCTTTTCGTTATCTCCGTATTGGATGAATAACAATAATAATGGGCTTGCATGCTATCTTCGTGGCGTACAGGTTCTTAAATATATTCCATATGGTGGAACGGATGCAGCGTCTTTGGGCTTTAATACGAATGAAGAAGGATATGATTCTACAGTTGATGGTGAATATGACAAAGACACTGCTACGTCTAATTCCCCAGCAGTAGAAGAGGATGATGTTCCATTTGATGAAGAGGGAGATTTCTAATTGCCCTATTTCAGCAGACATGGAGGGTGGAGCAGAAAAGTTAATGAATCCTACAGATCTGGACTGGAAGAGCGAGTGATTGATGAGTTGAACAATGCAGGAGCGGAGTATTCTTATGAAAAGCATAGGATTGACTACACTTCTGCACCTGTTCAGCATCATTACACCCCTGATTTTGTCTTAGGAAATGGGATTATTGTAGAGACAAAGGGGCTGTTTTCTGTAGCAGATAGACAGAAGCATCTACTGATTCAGAAACAGCATCCAGATCTTGATATTAGGTTTGTTTTTTCCAATTCACGGACAAAGATTCGTAAAGGGAGCAATACCTCTTATGGAGACTGGTGTGAGAAGCATGGATTTGTCTATGCAGATAAGTACATACCTTTAGACTGGTTGTCTGAGCCGAAGAAAGGGATGAGCGAAAAAGATATTTATGTAAGAGGTGGAAAAACGTGAAAAAGATTAAATTTAGAAATAGGAGTATGACGGATCTAATCATTGTCGCTGATATTGATCTTCAAAACAAAGATGGAGACGAATTATACAGTGATGCACGCCGTAGAGGTGATTTTGATGTAGACTACCACTACGTGATTCATCGTGATGGGCATGTTGAACAGGGTAGAGAACAGATGGCAGTTGGTGGTCTGTATGTCGATCCGCAGGAAACGTCTATCATTGTGTTTGTTGATGTTTCTAACGGGGGAGAAGAAACTGATGTACAGAAAAAAGCCGTGAATGATTTGCTTGGAGGCTTCAAAATTGATTTCCGTGATGCTGATGTTGCAAGGGTTAAAGGAGAATATATTCCAGTGAATTATGCAGAGTACGCTTGTACAAGCGCATTTACCGTGCGCTGATTGTGGATCGCATGACGCTTTGTGTCTGTATTCTGATGGACATACTTACTGCTTTTCATGTGATACGTATCATTATGAAGGGGATGCAGAAGAAATGGAAGACAAGACAGAACATAGACATGGAGGTAAAGGCTGTATTCCTCTTACCGATATGGTGGCAGACACTCTAAGAGCCAGAGGGATTAGAAAAGATACATGCGAAAAATACGGATATTTCAAGACAGTTATTCATGATGAACCTGCACAGGTGGCTTGCTATTATGATGACCATGGGGTACTCATTGGACAGAAGGTTAGGTACAAAGACAAAAGGTTTGAGACAAAAGGTTCAAAGTTCTCTAATCGTTTCTTTGGACAGAACTTATGGGCAAATGGGCACCGCAAGATGTTAGTAGTGACAGAAGGGGAAATTGATTGCTTGACTGTTTCTCAGATCAACGACAACAAATACCCTTGTGTCTCTATCCCTGCTGGGGCTGGAAGTGCAAAAAAGGTATTCAAAGCCCAGTCTGAATGGCTTAATTCTTTTGATAAAGTGATTGTATTCTTTGACATGGATGAAGCAGGACGAAAAGGAATTAAAGACATTGAGGGGTTATTGAAACCGGGGAAGCTGTATATTGGTACTCTTCCTTACAAAGACCCGAATGAATGTTTGCAGAATGGACATCCCGAAGTTGTTATTGATGCAATCTGGAATGCGAAAGAATATACCCCAGATGGCATTGTGAACGGCAAAGATCTATGGGATGCTGTTTCTGAGGATGTGAAGAATGATGGATACAATCTGCCTTGGGAGAACTTAACATTGAATAAGATGATTATGGGGCTTCGCAAGGGAGAGCTTTGTGTCTTGACAGCTGGTACAGGGGTAGGGAAGACAACGTTCGTAAGACAGATTGCCTATGACTTTGGTGTAGTAAAGAAGCTGAAGATTGGCATGCTGATGTTAGAAGAAAATCCGAAACGAACCGCTACAGGGTTAATGTCTCTTTATGTCGGGAAACGCCTGTATCTTAATAGGCACGCTGTTTCTGAGGAAGAGTACAGAAAAGCCTTTGATGCGACTTTAGGTACTGGACGTTATGTATTGTATGAGCATTTTGGTTCATTGGATGGAGACAATCTGATGGATAAGATCAGATATATGGCAGTGAGTGAAGAGTGTGATTTCATCATTCTTGACCATATTTCTATCGCTATTTCTGGGCTTGAAGGAGACAACGAACGTAAGATGATTGACATACTTATGACACATCTCCGCTCGCTAGCTGAAGAGACAGGCGTTGGTCTTATTATCATATCCCATCTCAGACGTAACAATGCAGTAGGCAGTATCGCATTTGAAGAAGGTGGGTGTGTCTCTCTTTCCCAGCTTCGTGGCTCAGGTGCTATCGGGCAGTTAGCAGACACAGTGCTTGGTCTTGAAAGAAATCAGCAGGCAGAGGGAAAGAAAAAGAACTTAGTAAGAGTGCGTGTCTTGAAATGCCGATGGACAGGAGAGACAGGCATTGGTGGTTATTTATTCTATGACAAAGAGCATGATACCTTACAGGCGGTAGACAAACTCAGTGATTATATTGACGAGGAAGGAGAAGAAGAAAATGTTGACTTTTGATATTGAAAGTAACGGCTTGCTTGAAGAATCTACAAAGGTTCATTGCATGGCGATCTTTGATGGAGAAACAATGCATAGCTTCTCTCCTACAAACATCGAAGTGGGCGTTCATATGCTACAGGACGCACTGGATAACGGAGAAACCATCTGCGGACATAACATCATTGATTTTGATATTCCTTGTCTTGAAAAGCTCTACCCAGCAATCTTTCATGTGTCTAGGGAGCAACGACAATATGTGAGAGACACCCTTGTTATGGCACGTCTGATCTATGGAAACATTAAAGACTATGATTATGACTTGTTCAAAAATGGAAGATTGGCTGGTAAACTTATTGGCTCACAGTCTCTGAAAGCATGGGGGTATCGTCTGGGAGAGCTGAAAGGAACGTATGCGGAAGAGACAGAAGATGCATGGGCTACTTACAGCGAAGACATGCTGATGTATAACAGGCAGGACGTAGTTGTAACCCAGAAGCTCTATGATTTCTTGACAAGACATCCCTATTCTGAAAAGGCTATCAAACTTGAACACGCAGCACAATGGCTAATGTTTAAGCAGGAGCAGAATGGGTTTCCGTTTAATACCGAAGCAGCAGAAGAGCTGGAAAAGGTATTACGGAAAAGGCAGTGTGTCTTAGCAACAGAGTTGATGAAACTGGCACCTCGTATTCCAGACAAAGTTTTCGTTCCTAAGAGGGATAACAAAAGATTAGGATACAAGGCTGGCGTTCCAATTCAACGCTACAAAGATTTTAATCCTAAGAGCAGACAGCAGATTGAATGGTTAGTGACTGAACATTATCATTATTCACCCGACAATCCAGACCTGTATGAGGAAGATAGATTGAAGGTGGATGAAGACACATTCCATTTTATGACTACTGATCCAGATGCCCCTGAAGAAGTAAGAACCTTGTCTCCTATCATTGAGGAATACTTGATGATTGTGAAGAGACTTGGACAGCTTTCAGATGGGGCACAGGCATGGCTTAAACTAGTGAAGAATGATGGCTGTATGCATGGCAGAGTGAATCCTTGTGGAGCAGTTAGTGGAAGAGCGACACACGCAAATCCTAATGTCACACAAGTTCCTCACAATGCTAGTCCTTATGGAAAAGAATGTAGAAGTTTGTTTGGTGTTCCAGAAGGATGGTATCAGGCAGGGATAGATGCTTGTGGTCTTGAACTTCGTTGTCTTGCACATTTTCTTGCACCTTATGATGGTGGAGAATATGCAGATGTTGTTGTAAATGGTGATATCCATACACTGAACCAGAAAGCAGCAGGTCTTGCTACTCGTGATGAAGCGAAGCGATTTATCTATGCCTTTCTCTATGGTGCAGGTGATAAAAAGATGGGGGGTCTTATTGGTGGAGATGAAAAAGCAGGAAAAGCAGTTAAGGCTAGATTCTTGAAGAAAGTTCCTGCTATTCGTTCTTTACGTAAGGCTGTAAAAGGTGCTCTTGTGGAAACAGATTTCCGCGGGGGCATTTTGAAGTGGAAAAGACACTGGCTCAAAGGCTTGGATGGAAGAAAGCTGCATGTACGTTCTATTCATTCTGCTTTGAATCTTTTGTTACAAAGTGCAGGTGCCCTTGTCTGTAAGTATTGGATTGTACGGACAGAAGAGCGACTGCTTGCCAGAGGATTAAAGCATGGATGGGATGGAGATTTTGCATTGATGGCATGGGTGCATGATGAACAGCAGATAGCATGCAGAGATCTTGATGTTGCAAAGATTGTTGTTGAAGAAGCACAGGCAGCAATGCGAGACACACAAGCACATTACAACTTTAGAGTGCAGTTAGATACAGAAGGTATTATTGGCAAAAATTGGTACGATTGTCACTGATTTCTAATTGCGGCACGCTATGGAGAAGAGAACATCTCTCTTTCTCTTTGTTTATAAGAAAGGAAGTACAAATTATGTCTAAAGAATGTGTATGTCATATGATGGAAGATGGAGTTATGTTCTGTCTGGATCAGGCAGTCAGTGTTAGAAAAGAAGATGGCACTCTTGATTTTGTACGGATTGCATCTATTGATCCATTCCTTGAAAGAGCAAGAGTGGTGGCTCCTGACATGAATGAGGAAGTAGATATGAACACATTGGCTCCTCTGGAAATGGCTAGAGACAATCTTACTTGGTATGCAAGACACCCAGCTTCTAAACTGCATATTGATAAAACGTACAATATTCCTGTTGACTATGATGAATTTCATAAAGCAGGGGAAGCAGCTATTAAGGGAGAGAAGAAGCTTGTCACCTATATGGATAAGCGCAAGAAAGATATTATTGCTTTCTATAATGACAAGTTGAATGAAGAAGATGAAGCACATCGTAAAGTAGAAGACATGAGTGTTCTCCTTCTGAAATATACTGCGTTAGTGAGAGATCTCGCAAGTCAGGGTGACACGATAGATGAAAATAACTTTATTGTTTCTAGACTGCGTGCAATTCTGAATGAAGTGTTTAATGCTAATGCTTCTATTATTCGTTCGGCAAAAGCCTATATTGACGTAGTGAATCACTACATTCCAAAAGAGGAGAAGAAATAAATGGAACAGGAAAAGACATCTCTTGAAAAAATTGATAATGCGTATGTAAGAAAGAACATCCTAGATGCAATCAATTCTATTGAATTTTATGTTTCTGACTGTTATGGTCAGCTTGTAACCATGCAGGAAGTAAAGGACTTTAATGACGCTGTATGTGCGATTGTCTTTGCGTATCGTCACGTTAGAGAAGCTGAGTTGGAAGTAGATGCAGCGAAAAAGAAGTATGGATGTACTGAACCTCTGGAGGACAAAGATGCAGAAACAGTGTCTGGTGAAATCCCCACTGATGCTCGTGTTTGATGGAGACATGATTTGCTTTCAGGCGTGTGCCGTAGTAGAGCATGAAGTCAACTGGTATGGGGATGTCTGGACATTATGGGCAGATGCTGCTGATGCTAAAGGTGAAGTGGATGCTCGTATTGCAGAAATCACTGCTGCTGTGTTAGACAAACTCAATTACGAAGGTGAATACAAAATCGTTCTCTGTTTCAGTGGCGAGGATAATTTCAGAAAGAAGATCTATCCTCTCTACAAACAGAATAGAGTAGGGAAGAGAAAACCTGTTTGTTATCATGCCATTGTGGATTGGTGCAAAAGAAATTATGAAAGTATCACAAGACCAAAGCTAGAAGCCGATGATCTTTGTGGTATCTTAGCGACAAGACATAAGGGACACACTGTCATCATATCTGCGGATAAAGATTTCAAGTGTATCCCGAGTGTCTTTTATAATTTCATGAAACGTGAGTTGTACGTCATATCAGAAGGAGAAGCTGATTACTTCCATCTGATGCAGACACTCATGGGAGACACTGCTGACAATTACACTGGATGCCCTGGCATTGGTGCAAAGACTGCCCAGAAACTCTTTGCAGATAAGGGTGTGTCTTGGGAAACGGTAGTTGAAGCATTTAAGAAAAAGGGGCTGTCTGAATCCTATGCATTGGTACAGGCACAGGTAGCACGGATTCTTAGAGATGAAAACTACGATAGCAAGACAGGAGAGATTATCCCATGGTTTCCTAATCTTATTCAAATACCATGCAAGAAAGAGAGGTGTAGTCCTTGATTAAAGTACAGGATGATTCTGATTCTTTACGTGCAGAGATGAAACGTCCATATATTTCAGCAGAAGTTATGGAGTATCTTCGTAAGAATTTTGATATTTCCTATTTACTGGCTAAAGATGTTGGAAGTGAATCAATGCGTCTTGGGTACATCAAGGGTGTACAGGATGTAATTGATTCTCTCTTAGCATGCCAGAGAATGAATGCAGGTAAATGATATGTGTTTATGGAATAAGATGCCTAAGATTACTATTCCTAGCATGACACCAGCACAGCTACAGCAGACAAACAACACTGCACAGAATCCAGAAAATGCTGTCTATGGTGGAACAAAGAATTGGGAAGTAGCAAGCAAAAAGAAAGGTGTGGCAGCTCTTACTGTTAAGAAAGACACACTGAATAAGGCAACTAATGATACAGGTGTAAATTACAATTTGTAAATTAAAGGAGAATGAGAAATATGGGATGGTGGCATAAAGTTACACACGCAATTACAAAACCATTTAAGGCATTAGGACATGCAGTGTCTAGTGGACTGAAAGGTGTATTTAAGGCAGTTACACAGCCATTTCTTAAAACGCTGACAGACACACAGGAAGTTGCTTCACCGCAGATTTCCGCCCCTGCTGTAGCTGCACCAGAACCTACGCAGGGGCAGCAAGAATCTGATCTGGTGTCTAATAAGCGAAAGCGAACAAATAAAGGGAAGCGAGCCTTAATGATTGATAGTGGTGGTTCAGCTGGTTCTGGGGGTACGACAGGTACTGGTCTTAATCTCTAATGATAGGAGACAAACATGGCACAGCAGAATAGCATGAATGATATTATCAAGAACCGTGAAGAAACAGCGAAGAGTGCATATGAACGTCTGTCTAATGATAGAAACATGTATATCACTCGTGCGGAAGATTGCGCTAAATACACAATTCCTTCTCTGTTCCCTCAGAATGGTTCTAATGCTTCTACTACTTTCAGTACACCATATCAGAGCTTTGGTGCAAGAGCAGTCAATAATCTGACATCTAAACTTGCCTTAGCTCTTATGCCCCCGAATAGTCCTTTCTTCACTTTGAATCCTTCACAAGACACAAAGCAGGAACTGGAGCAGTCTGGGGAAAACATGGTAACGGAAGTTCAGCAGCAGCTCATGCGAATTGAAAATATTTGCATGAAATATGTAGAGACACACCAGATCAGAGTGACCATTACAGAAGCTCTGAAAATGCTGATTGTCGCAGGAAATGCCTGTCTTTATTTACCACCTCAAGAAGGCGGTATCAAAATGTATCGTCTCAATGATTATGTCGTTGTGCGTGATGCACTGGGGACATGGTACAGACTGATTACATTAGACAAAGTAGCATGGGCGTCTCTTCCAGAAGATGTACAGAACATGATTTCTAAGACAGGAGATAACACGGAAGAGCATAAGTCATCTGATGAGGTGGAGATTTATACAGACATTCAGCTACAGAATGGACAGTATATCTCTTATCAGGAAGTCAACGGTGAAGTGATTGATGGGACAGCACAGGCATTTCCTGCTGATAGTGCGCCATGGATTCCGCTTCGCATGGTAAAGATGGATGGTGAATCTTACGGTCGTTCTTTTGTAGAGGAATATCTGGGTGATATTCGTTCTCTTGAAAATCTTAGCAAAGCTATTGTAGAGCTTAGTTCTATTTGTGCGTCTGTCTATTTCCTTGTGAATCCGAATGGAATTACAAGAGTAAATAGATTGTCTAAAGCTGAAACAGGGGCTTTTATCCCCGGCAGAGCAGAAGACATTACGGTGTTACAGTTGGATAAATATAATGATCTAAATGTAGCACAGCAGACTGCATCGACTATTGAATCACGATTGTCTTTTGCATTTCTTTTGAATAGTGCAGTACAGAGAAACGGAGAGCGTGTAACTGCCGAAGAAATTCGATATGTGGCTGGGGAACTGGAAGACACACTGGGGGGAATTTATTCCTTGTTGTCTCAGGAATTGCAGTTACCACTTGCTAGAAGACTTGTTGCACAGCTTTCCTCGGGTGGTCAGATTCCCGATCTTCCGTCCGACCTTGTTGACATGGAAGTTATCACAGGTGTAGAAGCCATTGGACGTGGGCACGACCTGAATAAATTGTCTCAGTTCTTGGAATTGCAGCAGATGAACCCCGCCGCACAGACATATTTGAATTGGCAGAAGATTATGATCATGGAAGCAACAGCATTAGGTATTGATACAGAAGAACTCATAAAGACTGATGAGCAGCTTCAGCAAGAACAGCAGCAGTCTATGATGTCTAATATGGCAGAGAAAGCGGCTCCTCAATTAGCAAAAGGAGCAATGGATGGTATGAATAACCAGATGGGAGGTATGTAGTAAATTGGAAGAAAATACTGAATCTTTATATCCAGAAGGGGCAGTGACAGGTGGTGCAGAAGATGCTTTACAGGGAAGAGACGTTGAAATCAGATCGACAAGTACAGAAAAGATTGAGACGAAAGATCCGTCGGAAGAAGCACAGGAGACTGAAAAGACAGAAGAAGCTGCACCGAAAACAGAAGAGCAGGCAGAAACCAAAGATAATGAAGACAAGCCAACGAGTGAAGAAGAACCTATTGAAACTCGTGTGTCTAAAGCGGTGGAAGCAGACCAGACGTTGCAGGATGAATTAGGAAAAAAGGGAATTGACTTTGATGCCCTTGCTGATGAGTACTATGCAGATGGTGCATTGTCTGAAAAGTCCTATGACCAGCTTGAAAAGGCGGGTTATCCAAAGTCTGTTATTGATGCATACATTACTGGGCTTGAAGCAACAGCAAAGCAGTTTATTGCAGATGTCTATCAGCATGCAGGAGGACAGGAAGAGTATGAAAAGATTGCTGGCTTCATTAGCAAGCAGAATGACGGAAGTGCAGAACGCTTTAATTCTCTTATTGAAAAAGGGGATATGGCTGGCATTAGACTGGCTCTTGATGGCTTTAAGGCTCGTATGCACGCTGCTAACGGCTACACTGGTCGTTCTATTCTTGGTCGGTCTAGTAACGCTGGCAACAATGCTGGCAACATGGGGTTTGCTAACAGAGGAGAAATGGTGAAGGCAATGTCTGATCCACGGTATCTTCGTGATCCTTCGTACACTAAAGAAGTACAGGACAAGACCATGAACAGCTCTTTTATTGGTTAATTTTGTTATGACAACAATGAAAAGACACACTGGCTTATTATTTTTATAGAAACGCTGGTAAAAAAATACAAAATGTAAATCGCAAAAATATATTCAAACACACATCTAAGCAGGTGTGTGTCTTTTTGTTGTTTCATATATTCATTTATTTCTATTTTTATATGTAAAGGAGAGTTTATTTTGGCAGATGTAACGATTGCACAGCCAGGGCTTAATCAGAGTGGTACTGATACTCTTGCCCGATATCTGAAAGTATTTGCAGGAGAAACCATCACGGCATTTGAGCGTGCTTCTGTAACTAATGGACGCCATATTGTTCGATCCATTGCGAGTGGTAAATCCGCACAGTTCCCAGTGTTTGGTCGTGCTACTGCAGCTTATCTGAAATCTGGTAAGTCTCTGGATGACCTGCGTGAAAACATTCCTGGCGAAGAGAAAATCATTCAGATTGATGGTCTTCTGACTACTTCTCAGCTCATTTCTGATCTGGATGAAGCACTGTCTCACTTCGATGTTCGTGGTGAATATTCTCGTCAGATGGGGGAAGCACTTGCATACGCAGCAGACGGTGCCGTACTTGCAGAAATTGCAAAGATGGTTGTAGCGAACAAAGAGAATATCACTGGGCTTGGTAAAGGTGAAATCCTCAAAGGTACTCTTGCAGGAGAAGACATTGGTGTTACTCAGAAAATGGGGCTTAAACTTGTGGAAATGCTTCTCAATGTTAAGACCAAAATGTCTGAAAACTATGTTCCTGCAAATGACCGTTATGTATTCATGACACCAACTGGCGTAAATGCTCTTGTAGCTTCTCTGGTCGCAATCAATCATGATTATGGCGCAGTAGCTACCATCACAGAAGGCAATGTTCTTCGTGTAGCAGGGTTTGACATTATTGAAACTCCGCACCTTACTCGTGGTGGCGCAGCAGTCAATGAAGGTGTAATTCAGGGGGATGGACATGTATTCCCTGCTGATTATGTAGACAACACTGTATTTATTGCAGCACATCGTACCGCAGTAGGCACTGTCAAACTGAAAGACCTTGCTATCGAACGTGCGCGCCGTGCTGAATATCAGGCAGATATGCTTGTTGCGTCTTATGCAATGGGACATGGTGGTCTTCGTCCAGAAGCGGCGTACATGGGTGTTATCTCTAATACCTAAGAAGCGAACAGCCGATGTCTGAGGACTAGGCTATTTAGTGCTTGCTACGGCAGGCACTTTATGAGAGGGCTAGGCACACATGTTAGACGTGTTGTGAGTGCAATTCTCGCACCTCTCGATTCCTCCTTTCTTATAGGGAAGATATGCGTATAAAATCATGAACTCCATGATACCCTCCTCTCAACGTAACCGCATATCTTCCCACTATGTCTCTTTAGCTTAATAGAAGAGTGTCTGGTTAATCCAGAAGATTAAGGTGCAAGTCCTTAAAGAGACACCATACCTTATTTTGATTTGTTTAGAAAGGATAAATAGCAATGACTTTAACTCCGTTGACAGAACTTGAAGCAGTCAATGAAATTCTTGCAAGTATTGGTGAATCTCCTGTAAACACGATTGAGAATCCAACAAATGTAGATGTCATTAACTGCTTGCGTATCCTTAGGAACGTAAATAGACGTGTGCAGAGTAAAGGATGGACGTTCAATAAGATTGATTCTTATACATTGAACCCAGACACTACGACACATAAAATTAGATGGTTGTCTAATCTCCTGTACGTTGTTGGCACAGACAATAAGAAGTACACGAAAAAAGGGGATTATCTTTTTGATTGGGAAGAACAGACAGATATTTTTAACAATAGTATTGATTGCACAATTATTTTCCTTGTGGATTTTGAAGACATGCCAGATCCAATGAGAAGCTATATCACAGCGAAGGCAGCTACAACTTTTCAGACACGCTACTTAGGGGACAGCTCCCTTGGTGAAGAGCTTCTCAGAGATGAGCAGGAAGCATGGGCAGCTTTGATGGAATATGAACTTGATTCTAATAACTTCAATATGCTGAATGTAACTGGTGTACAGACAATTCTGGAAAGAGGTAACTAATGGCTACAAACTTATACAGTCAGACCATCAAAAACATTGTGTCTGGTATCAGTCAGCAGCCAGCTATTCTTCGTTTACCAGAGCAGCTTGAAGAACAGATAAATGGATATAGCACAGAAGTAGGTGGTCTGCAAAAAAGGGCACCGACAGTGCATATCAAGAATTTGTTTGCTGCTCCCTCTTCTACTTATCGTCCTCTTGTACATGTAGTAAAGAGAGATGAAGAAGAAAAGTACATCATGATTTTTGATGGAAATGGTAGCTGTAAGATTTATGATGAAGACGGTAAAGAATACAAAGTGACCATTGATGCTAAATCTGCATCATACCTTAGTGGTGTAGACCCCAGAAAGTATCTTAAATGTATTACCATTGCCGACTATACTTTTATTGTTAATACAAAAAAGAAAGTAGCAATGACAGGGAAGGTCTGGGATTCTGGCAGATGGAAAGACACACAGGGCGCACTCTTTAATGTTAAGAGTGGGCAGTATGGCAGAACATATGCTTGTATTATCAATGATGTAACGATTGCCACTTACACGACACCAGATGGATCTAATGCTTCTGATAGTACGAAGGTAGACGTAAACTGGATTGCTGAACAGCTTGCCACTTCTGCAAAAAGCAATGGGTGGACAGTAGAAACTGGTGATAGCTGGCTATATGTAAAGAAAGCAGGGACTACCATTAAGACCGTTAAGATTAAAGATGGTTACAATGGTATGTCTATGTTTGGTATTTATCATGCTGTACAGAACTTTAACAATCTGCCACGTTCTGCTCCTGATGGATTTACAGTACAGGTAAAAGGGGCAACGAATGTAGCTGATGATTATTATGTCAGATATGACGGAGACACACAGCTCTGGACAGAATGTGCAAGACCCGAAACACCTACTACGCTTGATTCTTCTACCATGCCTCAGGGACTGGTAAGAAATGCAGACATGTCTTTCACACTTAAACCTTTGGATTGGGATGATAGAGATGTAGGTGATGCGGATTCTAACCCAGAACCTTCTTTCGTTGGGGCAACTATCAATGATATTTTCTTTTACAGAAACAGACTTGGGCTTATTTCAGGAGAGAATGTCATCCTGTCTAGGTCTGCGTCTTTCTTTAATTTCTGGTTTGCTTCTGTAGTAGACATGCAGGACACTGATCCTATTGATTTAGCAGTATCTCATAACAGTGTGTCTATTCTCTATCATGCTGTTCCATTTGATGAAGAGCTGCTTCTCTTCTCGAATGATACACAGTTCTTACTTAGAGCTGATGGCGTATTGTCTCCTAAGAATTGCTCTATCACAGAAGTCACAGAGTTTACTTGCAATCCATATGTGCGTCCAGTAGGCGCAGGAAGACGTGTCTATTTTCCTACAGAACGTGCAGAGTTTACTACGATCAAAGAATATTTCACGATTGAAGATACCACCAATTTGAAAGATGCACAGGATGTAACGTCCCATGTGCCTTCTTTTATTCCGAATGGTGTGTATAAAATTGTGTCTTCCAATACAGAGAATGTTTTAGGGTTCTTTACTATTGGTGCTGAATCAAAAGTATACATTTACAAATATTTGTTTGTAGATAACAGCAGATTACAGTCCTCTTGGTCTTACTGGGAGTTCAATGGTGCCCGCATTCTTGGTGGTGGATTTATCAATTCTACATTGTACCTTGTGTTTGATAGACAAGGGATGATTACTCTTGAAAGTGTCTCCTTTACTTATAACACGAAGGACTATGAAGAGTATGAACCATATCGTGTCTTTATGGATAGAAAGGTTGTTTTACCTGCCATTCCTTCAGATGCTTATGATGACATTGAAGGACGGACTAAGGTAGATATGAAAACCATGTATGGAGACACTCTGAAAGCAGGTGTGTCTTACGGACTGGTAGACAGCAAAGGCTTTTTCCGTAAATGGACACCAGAAGAAATGGTAGATGGCAGATACGTTTGGTTGCAAGGAAACTTGGTAGGAAGGCGTTTCATTGAAGGAGAATTGTATAAATTCAAGGCAACGTTCTCTGAGGTTATGATTCGTAAACAGGATGACAATGGTGTCACTGCATACACAGAAGGAAGATTACAGCTTAGGAATTTCTGGGTGAACTATGAGAATTGCGGATATATCAAAGCCATTGTTGAATGTTTTGACAAAGAAACATATGAATATGTGATGACTGCACGGCTTTTAGGTTCTGGTAGAAACAAAATTGGACTTACAGCATTAGAGACAGGACAGTTTAAGTTCCCTGTACAGTCTTTGAGTTCTAATTGCTCTATCAGTATAGAGACAGAACTTCCTATGCCTGTAGCATTGATTGGCGCAGGGTGGGAAGGTGTTTACTATAAGAGAGCTACTAGAGTGTAATTCTGATTGGAAAATTAAAGCAATCGGAACAAAAGAAATCTGGGATATTTGTAAGGAACTACGCAGAGAAGACAAGAAAGAAATCATGATGAGCAGTAACCGTACTTCTTATGATATGTGCATTGTTGATCTCGTAGTGCATTATGAACATCCAGTTTACAAGATTACATACAAAGACAAGGCAGTTGGGATTGGTGGTCTGTACAAATACAGAGGAAAAGGCGTGATTTGGCTCTGCTTTACTCCCGAGTACGCTAGACACAAACTTAGTTTCTTGCGTTTCTCAAAACAATTACTGCCTAGACTTCTGAAAGCATATGGTGTCTTAACAAATGTAGTTTGGACAAAGAATACAACGCATGTAGAGTATCTGAATTGGCTTGGTGCTACATGGATAAAGTTGGATGATGATTTTTCTGTTTTTGAGTTAAAAGGAGATGAAAGTAAGTAATGTGTGGATTTGCAGGAATGGCTGCTGCAATGGTGGGTTTGAAAGGTTTGCAGATTAGACAACAGAATAAAGCCAATGCACTGGCATATCAGGCGCAAGCAAATGATGCTATTTATCAGATGAATGGCAGTCTGGTGAACTATGAGCAGGAAAGACAGGATGCATATGATGAAGCTGTTACTTCTATCATGAAAACTCAGCAGAATGCATTACAGCTCAATTCACAGGTACAGGCAGCAGTAAATGAAGACATGGCTGGGGGTGGTAGAACTGCTGACCAGATCATGCGGAGTACAGTTGGAGACACTGCTAGAAATGTAGCTTCTATTCAGGATAACTATTTACGAAAGAGCAATGAGATTGATTTGAACAAACTGACTACATTGAAGTCTACACAGCGTACAGTGGCGTCTTATAAGGAAGCTGCTAAACCAAATAAGAAGGCAGACATTCTGTCTTTGATGGGAGCAGGATTACAGGCATATGATGCTTATCAGAATGTAAAAATAAATCGTAAGACAGGGGGACAGAAGTAATGGCAACAAATGTAGCAAATGCCGTAGGTACACAGAGACAGTTTGCACCGCAGGTACGAGATACATATCAGAAGCAGCTTATTGTTCCTTCTGGAAGTACGACAGCAGGAGCAGGATCTAAAGCAGCAAGTCTTGCAAAAGCCCTTGGGGTGCTGGGAGACACTATCCTTAGTCACATGTCACAACAGGATGCTAGAGATGAAAAGTACGGCAAATTCATGGCAGAAGTGATTAAGAATGATCCGAACAATGCAGGAAAGATTCTGACTTCTTCTCAGCAGATGCTTGCTAACTCTAATCACAAAGAGTTGTTAGACAATCCCTATACTATGGCTGCCCTAGATAAGTATCGTGGCGAAAATGCAATTCGTGATATTCGTAACAGATACGATCAGGACGTTGTAGCCAAAGAGGGTGAATGTCAGACAGCAGGGGAAGAAAATGCACGATGGCTGAACTTTGTAGAAGCACATAGACGTGAATATAACATTGGTGAAGACTGGGAAAAGGCTACTGAAGACGCACAGGTCACAGGGGATTCGGCTCCTAACAGTGCATCTGCTCTTGGAAGTATCAAACCTATTTCCAGTTTTCAGCACAATGGAGATTCTAAGTTCTTTGCTCTTGGGTTCTATGAAAACATGGACACCTACACCCAGAACAATATCAACAGACAGATGGCAGAAGCAGGGAAGAATAGAGAAGCGATTCGCGCTGCTTCTTTTACTGCAAAACTGTCAGACATTGGAAGTGCAGAACATGTGTCTCAGACCCCTATTGAGACACAGGTAGAAGAACTCAAACAGGCATGTACTGATTATGAAAATGCTGGTGGTTCTTTCTATGCTATGCTTCCTATGTTGTCTAAGGCTATTGATGAACGTATTGCGAACAATGGTGGTAAGGATTTAGACAAAATCTTTGAAGCGAGTGTCTATACGGATGTGAACGGTAAAGAGTGGAAGCTGAAAGAACTCTTGCCTTATGAAGACTATCATGGCTCTGGAATCGCTATGGACGGCGCACTCAGAGAAAAGTACATGACAGATATTGTTGATGGTCTACAGAAATGTACCTCTCTGGATGAATTTGACAAAAAGGTAGAGCAGATTAAGAAAGACAATCCCCATATTGCTGCTGTCATGGCACAGAAGAGCATGTTCACCTCTATGCGTGAAGATAAGCGGAGAGAGATTGAATATCAGAGCAGAGTAAGATCTTCTGGGCGTTCTGGAGCAGTAGGGAAAGCAGCTGCCGTGGTATTGGATAGTGCAACACAGCAGAACATTTCTCAATGGTTTAGTGCTTTATGCAAAGGCAATTCCTATGGGGGTGGTTCTCCTATCACGGCACCATTACAGAAGAGTGTGCAGAATGCAGATGGGAGTGTGTCTAAGAAAGCACTGACAGAGCAGGAAGTCATTGGGGCTGGTCAGACACTCTTGAAAGGGATTTTGTCTTCATTTTCTAATGGAGAAATTGATCTGAATGAATGTGTTAGACAGGAAGGGAAACTTCTTACGGCACCGCAGATGAAAGCATTTAAGAATAGTTTGAATTTTGCTGTCAACTCTTCTCTTATGGATGCTATGAATATTGATTGGGATAAGGCAACATATAATACCCCAGCATTGCAGAACATTCAGACGGCTCTTGATATGTATCACACAAACCCTGCATTGGCTAGTTCTATATTCAGTGGTAGCACGTTGAAAGATATTTCAGCATTGTCTTCTTTGTCGCAGGTAGAAGATGGGATTTCCTATCATTCCGAGGAAGGATTTGATGGGCTGAAAAAGGCAATGCAGCTCTATGGCAATGTGTATCAGCAGGAACATAATGAAGACACAAAAGACATTATGGAGACACGTCTCAATGATGCTATGTCTAATGCAGACAACACAGCGATGCAGATAGAGACTATGGGAACAAATGCAGATGGTTCTCCTATCTTAAATGGTGTCTATGGTGTAAATGATCCTAGTCTTCGTGGGAAGATCAGAAATCTGGCAAAAGTATATATCTACAATGGTATGGACGGAGACGAAGCAGTAAAACAGGCAGCTGACCAGATTAGAGGACAATACTTTGATTATCATGAAAGAGGGATAGACTGTATCGTTCCTAAAGATTTCTTTACAGGGGTAGATCAGGAAGACTATGTAAATAAGGGAAGATCTGCACGTCAGGCAATCACGCACCTAATTGATACTTTGGGTGGCACAGACAGTGTGAATGTTGTCTATGATCCATCTACTAATGTTCTTGGATTCATGAACAGCAATACGCAGGAGCAGAAATACTTTTCACCCGATGAATTTTCTGCTTACGTCAATGACTTGCTTACCCCAGACCCAGATACAGGGGTGTCTGAAATGGATAACCTTGTAGCAGAAGAGCAGGAACAGTATGAAGAAAGACACCACTGGATTACTGATGATGAAGTGGAAGATAACCCAACAGAAGTTTATAGTGTAGTGAATTACAGATAATTTAAGTGCAGAAAGAGAAATGACATCTGAGTATAATTCAACGGCTATGCCAGAGGATTAAAAGAAAGGAGTAATGATGGATAATTTACATGCGTTCCTTGAAGGGATTGCAAGTGTTGAATCTGGGGCGTACAGCAGAGAAGATTCCTATTATGCTGAGGGCGTTGTAAATAAAGATGGTCAGAGAGCGTATGGACGATACCAGTTTCTTCCTTCTACTTATCAGGAACTTTCTGAAAAAGCAGGATTGCTCAATGAGGACGGCTCATTAGATTGGAGCCCAGAAACACAGGATGCCGTGGCTGCATATTGGGCTGAGGATTTACTGTCTAGGTATGATATGGAGCATGCAGCTAGAGCATGGCTTGGTGGCGAAGGCAATATAGATAATGAAGGGTTAGCAGATGCTAATGGCAAGACAATAGGCGATTATGGGCGTGAAGTAGCATCATATGCAGCAGCTATGCTTGGTGAAGAATATTCTCCTATCACTGCTGTTGGCTCTATTCCTGTAGACCGACAGGGGCATTCTAGGTATGGTCATGAATATATCCCAGATGCTCCTGCTCCTATGGAAGAACGTGACCCCATTTCCAGATTTGTTGATGCTGCTGATGATGCAATTCTTGATAGTGGTGTCACGTCTTCTCTTCGTTACCTTTGGTCATGGATTAACCCTGCTGTCAGAGGAAGTGTGTCTATACCTGGGTTTAGTACCCCTTATACGCCCAGTGATGAGGAAATTGACTATGTAAAGAAGCTGATGCCTAATGACCCTACTGCACAGAACTTTGTACTGACTAATTCTTATTCGCAAGACCACCTGTTTATGTTGGCTGCAATGAAGAAACAGGATTATGATCGTGCAGTACGTCTAGCACAGGATGAGCATATGCAGGGGTATAACATTGCTGGCATTGCAGGCTCTTTAGCTGGTGGGATGCTTGAACCAGTGAACCTGGCTCTCATGGCTACAGGGCTTAGCGAGGGGGCACTCATTGCAAAAGGTATCAAATCCGTGGCTGGGGGCATTGGGGCTAAGTATCTGGGTGGCGTTACTGCTGATACTATGGTAGGACAGCTTGCAAGAATGTTTGGTACTAATGCAGACAAACTCTCTATGTTTGCTAAATCTAAGGTAGCGCGAATGGCAGCTAATGCAGCAACAGGTGCGTCTATGATGGGACTAGACAGAGCGTTGTCTAACAAGTATGGGGGATTTGAAGCAAACTATGCACAGTACATGGTACAGGCAGCAATCCTTGGCAATGCGTTTGATGCGATGCGTACTGTTAAGGGAGTATTACCTAAATCTAAAACTCTTCAAAAAGTATATGGACACTTGAACCGTAGTGAAGACCATATGCTTACTGGTGCTTTTGGGATGCAGCCAACAGACACGTTAAAGAAGCGTGTTGGTACAGAACTGAAACAGATCAGTGAATCTACGGAACTGGAAGATGTAAAGTTGTCTGGCAAAGAAGCAAAAGAGAACAAAGTCAAGAAAGACAATCTGAAACTGACTGGCAAGGTGACGGAAGAGACAGCACCTTCTTCTGATATTAAAGCCAAAGCAGCAAAACCTATTGACACCATGAAGCGCAGACTGAAACTCAAAGTCAAGGAAATGAAAGAGATGGGGCTGAATGATGTTGGTAAAGGATGCTTTGTTCTATCTAGTAATCAGGCAACAGCTTTTGCGACTAAACACGGTATCAAGATTACTAATAGACAAACAGCTTTCACAGTTCCAGGTACAGGACAGTATGTCATCATCGGAGATAGAGTAGCGTCTAAACGTGCCCTTGCAGATGTAGTAAGAGATATGCACACCATGACAACAGGGCTAAGAGATGTTATTGGTTCTGCTTACAAGGAGATTCTTAGAGATAAGAAAGTAAATGTAAACAGCCGTACCAGTATCTATGACCTTTTGGAAGATAAGAATTGGGATTTACACAACTATACAGTACGCAAAGTTTTAAGTCTCGCTAGAGCAAATATATATGCGTTACGGGGCATTAAGACGAAAAAGCCAAAAGATGCAACACTCTTGAAGTGGGTAAAGGCTTCTGCGTATGAACAGAAGTATAGAGACACCCCTATCAAAGTATCTCCAGATGGAACAGCATATATCTATGATACTGCTTTTGATAAGGATAGCCCTGTCAACTTCCATGCTGAAATGGTATGGGCAGATGAGCAGAAGGAAGTAGACAAGAAGATGCAGAGTTCTTTACCATCTTGGATTCCTAGAGGACTTGGTAAACACCTTGAAGCGGACACTTTATTCAAGACAATCTATGGGGTACTTGGGCACTCTAGGCTTCTTGCAGTTCGTTCCTTGAATGATTTCCTCTTTGAACCGACACGAGGGAGAATTGCAGAGCGTGCTAATCCTGTTGTCGGTGAACGTATCAAACAGTACTTACAGCAGCGCGTAAAACCAATGCTCAATGATTATTATGATGCTAGAAATGCTTGGTTGCAGAAAAATAAATTCTATAAATTTCAGGGGCAGTATAGACTGGAATTTGATAGACAGGTACAGCAGTGTTTTAATGCGCAATATGCAGGAAACAAAGCTGGGTTGTCTCCTAATGAAATGATTTGGGAGCCAGAGGTCATCAAAGCAGCAGAAACAATCAAGAAGATCCGAGAAGGATGTCTCACCATGATGCAGGAAGATTCGCAGTTCCATGGTGGTGGTGGTTACGGTAGTTATATTGATAAAGACTGGAAACCGCTTGATCTTGAATTTACTCGTAAAGTAGACAATGAGATGCTGACACGACTTGTGGACTTTATGGATGGTGACACTGAGACATGCATGAAAAAGATGTATGAATATGCTCAGATGGCTTGTAAGAGGGATGTTGTCAGAAAGCAGATGGAAGCAGATGCTAAAAGACGATACCTCAAAGCTCACAAAGAATGGGAAGACAAAATGTTTGGTGGGCACGTTCCTGAACCAAAATTTAATGAGACAAATAAGCGATCTAAGCAAGGGGAGGCGCTTAAAGATGCTGGCTATCAAAAGACAGTAGGAAAGCAACTGGAGCTAGACACTTCTACTATCCCAGAAGAACCGCAGCTTGAAAAGGTTACTAAGGCTATGGTTGAGGAAGAGATTGATAAAAGATGTAAGGCTTGGGCTAGAGGTGTCATTGACCAGAACGCCAGTGAGACATGTTTCTCTGGTGGTAAGTATGGTGTAGGTATTCCTCAGTTCTTGAAATCTCGACTTCCTATGGATACGACAGTACGCATGCCTATCTCGAATAAGGCAGGAACGACACTTGATTTCTCATTTGATTCTCATCTTCGCGATGTGAATACAGACAGAATCATCAACTCTTATATTGATCGTGTCTGCGGTGAAGTGGCTGTCTTTGATTCCATCGGAAATTGGAGACAAACTGGTGTGCTTGATGATGTAGCAAAACAGCTTGAACTTGGTGTAAAAGCAGGAAAGATTACTAAGTCAGCAGCAAAAGAACAGAAAGATGCCTTGGTAGAAGGGATGTCTCGGTTGCTCTCTACGCATGTAGACACAAAGCCTAAGACACTCTGGGATGCTTTCTCTGAATTGTTCAGAACTAAATCCTATGCAGATGTTGGTGGACAGATGTTCATGGCACAGCTTGGTGAATTTGGTTCTGCAATGGCATACGCAGGAACTCGTGTTCTGTATAAGTCCATTCCAATCCTTAGACAGATGAGACGTGCTATGCTCTCTGCATCTGAAAAAGAACTGGAAGATTTTGCAAAAGAAGCACAGGTAAGATTGTATGGAAGAGAACTGAATACTAGATTCTGGGATAGGAACTCTGATTATGAAGCACGGTCTTTTAGAGACGCCCTTGGTTATTCTAATGTCTGGGGAAAGAGACTTGATAAGGCACAGGAGACAATGAAGATATTCTCCAATATTACATCTACGCTAAATCAGCTCCCTAAATTAACAGACTGGATGATTAGACAGACTAGGGAAAGTGGTTTCATTGACGCTATCAAATGGGCTAGAGGTGAAAAGGTTTCTAGTACTCGTGATCCATTCAGCAAATATTTATTGGATGCAGCACATGTACAGGATGTAGACAAGCTTAAAGCTCACATTAAAAAATATCTTGATAGTGGCACATTTGATCCAGATGTCTTTGACAAATGGAGAAAAGAAGATCATCAAACTTTCTTTGAATTTAGAAATCTGCTTGAGAACTACAGTAAGCGTGGGATTCAGCAGATGTCTATCGGGAATACTCCCCTTTTGAAGGAAAAGAACTGGTTTACTAAGCTGTTGTTCCAGTTCAAAGATTATTCTCTTCGTGCCGTCAATGACCAGACACTTCGTGCTTTGTCTTCTCGTCAGATGGATGATGCACTGGCGGCACTGGCTTCAATGGGAACGAATTGTATGTCTTATATGGGGTTGGTATATCTTAGAGCATTGGTGAAATATCCTAACGATCCAGAAGGAAGAAAAGAGTACATTGCTAAACAATTAACTCCGGGTAGACTTGCATGGGCAGCTTTCTCTCGTGGTGCTATCACAGGCTCTATCCCTTCCTTTGGCTCAGACATCTATGAGATTCTGACTGGTACGCCTATGATGCGTACTACTGTAGATAACTCTTCTAAGACCTCAGGGACAGGGAAAGAGATGAAAGCAGGTTCTATTGTAGGTCGTGCAGTAGACCAGATGCCAGCTGTATCTTCTACTATCAATCCAATCATGGGGATTGGGGAGAGTGTCTACAACTCTACAGTTGGTGATGGAATGTCGCAGGAAGACATGGCAAATATTTTGAAGACTGTTCCGTTTAATGGATTCTGGGGCATGACACTTCTTGCATCTGAAATTAGAGATGCCAGCGGTGTAAAGAAACGGAAAGAGCTGAATAAGGAGAAGAAGCAACGTGAACGAAAGAACCGCTATAAGATTGGTGCTGCTTCTGGGAACAATCGCAATGCAAATTCTGATATTTCTTCAATCATGAATGTTAAATAGTAAAGGAGCTTAACTTTGGCTAAAGAAAGAAAGGCTTCTGTAATTTATGAAGGGAATGCTAGTCAGCTTGTCTATGCATTCCCTTTTGATTATTTACGGAAGAAGTTTGTAAAGGTAGAAGACATTTATACCAATATTACAGAACTTACTATGGGTGTGGATTATACGGTAGAAGACAAACAGGTACGCCTTGTGAAAGGTATTCCACTTGGGCATTCTGTTAAGATTTATCGTGAGACAACTACGAATCCTCTGGTAGAATGGCAGGATGCTTCTGTACTTAGAAGTGCAGACTTGTCTTTACAGGAAGTGCAGCTCTTGCATCTTGCTGAAGAAACAGCTGATAAGGTCTTTGATTCTGGGATGTCTACTGCGTATGATAACCCTAATTGCTGGGATGGACAGTATAAAAGAATTATCAATGCTCTTGATCCGATTGAGGATGGGGATGTTGTAACTCTTAGATACATCAAAGCTAATCAGGACAGTCTCTTAAATCAGCTTAAAAACACAGGGGCAACACAGAATAGCTCTATTGTAGCTACTGGTGACACTCAGAATGCACGCTTAAATGCTACAGGAGATACCCAGAATAAACGTATTACTGATACTGGCAATGCTTATGTAAGTACAATGACCACGCTGAAAGATACTGCAACTACCAAAGCAAATGATGCTAGTAATAGTGCAGAACTCTCTAAGAAGTGGGCTATGTCTGCTTCTAGTCCAGATGGTGTCTTTGGCAATAAGTCAGCAAAGACTTGGGCTGAGGAAGCAAAGACCGCTGCAAGTAACTCTGCTGCTTCTGCGAGTGCTTCTAAGTCCAGTGCGAATGCAAGTGCGTCCTCTGCTACTAATTCAGCGAACAGTGCTAATTCTTCTAAACAGAGTGCAACGGAAAGTGATAATAGCGCTTCTGCATCTGCTTCGTTTGCTTCTGATGCATCTACCAGTGCAGCTAAGGCAAAAGTTAGTGAAACCAATGCATCTAACAGTGCAAAGGCAGCGAAACAGAGTGAAGAAAATGCAAAAACGTGGGATCCTACACAATACGTCCAATCTGTCACAGAATCAAATGGCAAGGTCACTGTCACAAAAGGTGGGGGAGATAGCACTATTATCAATTTAATAGACACATTCTACCCTATTGGCACTATTTATATATCTGCTGATAAGAGTAAGACAAAAGCAGATTTCCCTTTTATGACATACGGAACATGGGAAGAAGTACCTGCTAATCTCTGCTTGCAGACAGGGGCAGCTAGTGAAGCAGGAACACAGAGAAGTGCAGGATTACCTAATATCACAGGTACTCTAGGGACAATAGTATGTAATGCCATGCATCGGTCAGGAGCTTTTGTTGCCATTAAAACATCGGCGAAAATTTCAGACCAGCTTGAATGGACAATTAATAGAAATGATGTAGGCATTGACGCTTCTCTTTCTAATCCCCTATACGGTGCATCTGATACAGTGCAGCCCCCAGCATATATGGTACGAGCTTGGGTTAGAACGACATAACAACGAAAGGAAAAGGTGATTATCATGTTTGACTATCCACCAGCCCCACCAGTTATCAACAGCTATGGTGGTGAAGTAAATGGCGTGGATGAAGTGAGAAGAGCTAGAGTAGACCCATGTGGATCTCTCACTTTCTTTATTTCTAAAAAAGAGAATAAGGTCTATGTGAAATACATTGATCTCAGCGGTCTTCCAGTCATTGAAGTATACGACAAAGCAAAAGGACAGGAAGAGAGTTTGAATGAAAGGTTAAAGACACTTGAAGAAAAAGTAGATACGTTAATTGCTAAAAGTAAAGGAGACTAATCATAATGAACACTAACATTGAAACAGCGCTTATGTCATTGATAGGTAATGATCCACGTTTCCAGAGGGCAATGACTATGATGCAGGGGAAGACACCAGCTGAAAGACAGCAGATTGTCATGAACATGATTTCTACACAGGGTATTCCTCAGACGCAGCTTGCTCCTCTTATTGCTGATATAAAGCAGAAATTTGCTATGTTTGGTATTCAGCTCTGAGCGTACGGCAGAGTTGATATATACAGTTCTCATATTATTTTTACGAAAGGAATGGTGATTCTATGGAGAACGGTATGAGTGGTGTGCAGCCTGTATTCAATCTGAATGAGAAGACAGGGGCAGGTTTCGGTGGTAGTGAATGGTTATGGGTAGTCGTTTTATTCGTATTACTCGGTGGTGGTGGTAATCTCTTTGGTAACAAGGGGAATACTGCAACTCAGGCAGACATTCAGAGAGGGTTTGATTACTCTAATGAAATGTCTCAGATGCGTGGTCTGACCTATGGACAGGCTAATAGCACCTATGCTCTCACGAATGGTATCAATGGTCTGGAGAAGACTGTCATGCAGGGCAACTTTGGTCTTATGCAGCAGCTCACTCAGAACCAGCAGGCATCCCAGATGTGCTGCTGTGAAACAAACAGAAACATTGATGCAGTGCGTACAGAAGGGTATAGGAACACTTGCAGTATCGTAGAAGCTATCAAAGAGGATGGAGAGAAGACCAGAGCAATGTTCTCTGCATATCAGATGGCAGAACTGAAGGCTAAACTGGAAGAAAGAGATCGTCAGCTCATGGCAGCTAACATCATTAATGGACAGACAGCACAGACTGCGGATCTTGTTCAGAGACTTCGCCCAGCTCCTGTTCCTGCTTTTATCGTTCCTAATCCTTCGGCATCTACAGGTACAACTACCCCTACTACTTAGTAATAAGTTAGTTTGTAAGTTAAATATGGTGGGGGTGTCTTTTGGCACCCCTATTATATTTATATTAAACATGTTATACTATAGGCAGAAAGAAGGGATAAATATGATTGCAACATTAGCTGTTATTGCTTTCTTCATTGCGGCTGCTATTGTAGAAGAAACAGGAGGCGTATCATATGCAGGAGCATGCATGATTGTTTTTGTATTTCTCTCTTTCGTTGTTTCTCCTATAGTAGGTATACTACTTTTATTGTTCAATTTATTATGATTTTGCACAGCACTAGATAAGTGCTGTTTTTTTTTGTATGTGAGGGAAGCATGAACTTCTTAGACAGTATCGTTTCTGTTCTGACCATCGCAACATTGGTTAGTAGTGGATTCAATTATCTTGTAATCCGCCCTATTCAGAAGACGATTGACATGAACACTAAGGTTTTATCTGAGCTGAAAAGAGAAGTAGAAATGAGTGCAGCAGACAGACGTGCATTAGATGCTAGGATGACAGCTATGGAAATGGCACATCGTATTAACAATGATCGTATTGCACGTATGGAGGATATGTGGGACAACTTAAATCAAAACTAATCAAAGTGTTGTCTACATTCAAACCAAAGAGACGAGACAAAGAATCCATGACATTGATTAAGTTCAATGTCAATTTTTTAATTCTTTGTCTTTTTATTTATTTGACAATGACAGCATATGAATGGATTATGACAGGACACCCTAATATCCCAGAATTTAGACAGTTCATTATTGTCGTGATTGGGATGACAGCAACTGTGACTGTGCTTAGTAGATGGCTTTATGATGCAGATAAAGATGGAGTGCCTGATGAAGTAAAGAAAGAAAATGAAAGGAGATTCCCATATGACCCCAGATGAATTTATTGAAATGATTGGAAATACTGCTGGTGCTGTCTGTGCAGAATATAATCTTCCTGCATCTGTGTGCATTGCACAGACTATTCTTGAAAGTGGTTGGGGCAGGTACTGCATTGGACAGTATAACTACTTTGGGCGTAAATGGAATGGATGGGGAAATTATGTACGGCAACAGACTACTGAATATGAAAATGGACACTATGTAACTATCTATGACAAATTCCAGTCTTATGAAACGTTGGAAGACGCCATTAGAGACTGGTGTATCCTTATTACTGAAGACTACAAATATGCTGAAGTTGTAGAAGCATGGGAAAGTACTTGGTCTGTAGAAGACTTTGTACGCACTCTTGCACCGATTTATGCCACTGACCCTGATTATGCAGACAAGGTGTTGTCTACGATTAGAGCAAATGATCTTGATAGATATGATGGATGGGGTGATGAAGATGTTTGAAATTGATCCAGCACTTTTGGATGAAATTGCACAGGGTGAAGTACAAGCAATTCGTGAAGGGCTTGCTGACCCAGAAATGCGGAAAGACCCACGTTTCCTTGACCGTGTAAGGAAATTCTTGAAAGACAATGATTTGATTGTCTCCCCTCGCACTAAGGGTGTTGCGGACATACAGCAGCAGATTGAGCGTCAGCACATCCCCATTTTTGATGATGTGAAAGACGGTGTAGATATTGATCGACTTAACTGATTTTACAGGAGCATGTTGGACAAACACCCAGATTCAAAAAGCTAAAACTGATTTTAGGGTGTTTGTCTATATGCTCTGGCATGATTTGGGCTTACCAGAACCAACACCGATTCAATATGATATTGCTAAACACCTTATGACATATCCCAGTAAACGATTCATTATAGAAGGATTCCGTGGTGTTGCTAAATCGTATCTGACGTGTGCATACGCCGTATGGAAACTTTGGAATGATCCGCAGATTAAAGTGCTGATTGTGTCTGCGTCTAAAGATAGAGCAGATGCGAACGCTGTCTTTGTACGGCGTATCATTATGCTTCTTCCTTTCCTTGCTGAACTAAAAACAAAGGAAGGGCAGAGAAACACTCAGAATCTCTTTGACGTAGGCTTGGCTATCCCAGATATTTCTCCGTCTGTAAAGTCTGTAGGTATCACTGGACAGATTACTGGTTCTCGTGCAGATCTTCTGATTGCAGATGACGTAGAAGTTCCAGGTAACTCTGGCACCCAGACACAGCGTGATAAGCTGGGGGAAGCAGTAAAAGAATTTGATTCTGTTATTAAACCGGGGGGACAAATCATCTATCTGGGCACACCTCAGAATGAAATGTCTCTTTATACTGAACTCCAGAAACGTGGGTATCACTGTCGCATTTGGACGGTACGTTATCCAGAGGACAAAAAGCAGCTCGAAGATTATGGAGACACCCTTGCTCCGTTTATCCTTGATAACTGGGAAACGCACAAAGGAGAACCTACGGATCCTAAAAGATTCAATGCACAGGACATTGCAGAGCGAGAGTTGTCTTATGGCAAAGCTGGGTTTGCTTTACAGTTCATGCTCAATACTAACTTGTCAGATCAAGAAAAATATCCACTTAAAGTACAGGACTTGATTGTAGCAGATTTGGATATGAATGAAGCTAGTCTAAAGTGGTCTTGGACTGCTGACCCTACAAAGAGATGGCGAGACATTGCGTCTGTTGCTCTTAAAGGTGACTACTTCTATTCACCCCTTTTGCAGTCTCCTGAAACGTCTGAATACACAGGGACAGTCATGGCTATTGACCCATCGGGGCGTGGTAAGGATGAAACGGCGTATGCAATCATCAAATACCTTAATGGCTATTTGTTCTTGATGGAAAGTGGTGGTTATACCTCCGGTTACAGTGATAACACACTGGAGACACTGGCTAACAAAGCTAAGTTCTGGAAGGTTAATACAGTTGTCTATGAATCTAACTTTGGTGATGGTATGTTTGGCAAACTTCTTGCTCCTATCTTTACCAGAATCTATCCATGTGCTTTGGAAGAAATCAGAAGTAAGGCGCAGAAGGAACAACGTATTATAGACACTCTTGAACCTGTTATGATGAGACACAAGCTCATTGTCAATAAAGGGGTAATCACTGCTGACTATAAGACGCATGAATCTAGTCCTAATTATTCTTTAATCTATCAAATGACACGGCTCACCAATGAAAGAGGGGCACTTGCTCATGATGATAGATTGGATGCTGTCACTATGGCTGTAGAGTTCTTTGCTAATTCTATGGATAGGGATTATCAAACAGGGATGGACGAACAACTAGATGAGTTACTTGAACAATGGGATGACCCAGACAGAGGTATCTTCTATATTCCAGAACTGAATCAGACAAACCCTAGACCTGTTGGAAGAGAGAACTATAGCAAGGTGAAACTGGCAATGCTAAAGGATCTAAATACAGCGGAGAAAGTTTCATATAAAAGACAACTCTAGTTTAGGAAAGACCTAAAGAAAACCTAATTGTGGCACATATATACAAAGTGGTTAATTGTGGCACGCTATGGGGAGACTGAGGGAATCTATATTATATACATGTATCTCTTGTTTCTGTAACTTGGAACTCTATGAAATAAGAGATATATGTTTCCTACACTAGGTATAGCATGTGAATCACTATGTGTGTAAACTATTAGAACTTCCAATGTGACACACCGAAGGTCTAGATCCTTTATTACAGTATTGAGAATGAAAATAGGTGATTCTAAAGTGATTGATTTTAATGATGATAAAATAAATATCCTTATTGGTAGTATTCTGATGATTTTCTTTATTGGAACAACAACAATAACTTACCATTATGGGTATAATAAAGGGTATAAAGAAGGAACAACAAAAACAACTACAACTACAGATTCTTATACTTCACCCTCTTTGACTACTGAAATAACAGCAGCAAATAAAACCAATACGTCCGATCCAGATTTGATTCTGAATAACCACTATCATGCAGTTATCAATGGTACTGATATCCAGATACCAGTCAAAGATAAGTACATTAAAGAATCATTAAAGGACACATCTTCTTCTCCTTCATCCTCTACTACTTCCACTGCTTCCACCACTGCGCGTGTCGATCAAACGCTAGACCTCACACCCATCTTCAAAGACTACGAAAAGAAGCACAAGTGGGAAGTAGGGACTGGGATAGGAAGGGTGTCTAATGAATGGTACGTTCCAATTGAAGTACAAAGGAATTTTGGGTACAATAAAGGGGTGTCTTTCCAACTGAATGTTAAAGACAACAAAGTTGATGGATTTCAAGCAAGTTACAAGATTAGATTTTGA